TCGTCGTGACGCTGCGGCTCAGTGGCCGGTCACGTCGATCAACACGAAGTGGCCGGATGCGCTGAACTGCGTCGCATTGTCGGACTGGGGGATCAAAGCGGCAGCGCCGGCGTAGTAGAAGCGCCCTGAACTTCCCCCACCGGTCCCATCCCCCTGCGGCCCGGTCAGGCGGAAGCCCACGCCACGCTCAATCCGCTGACACGAACGAGACGAGATCACCGCGTAGCGCCGACCAGCCGGGACCTGCATGTAGGCCCCCTCTGCCGCCCCGAACGGGGCAGTTGTCACGCCTACGATGCGAAGGGGCTTTGCCCAGGAAGCGAACGCCAGCTCGCCGGTGTGCTCTCGGTAGACCTCGATCCCGGTCTTGCCCGGCGTTCCAGTCACAACCGAGTCGTATACCCACACCGTACCGAACACAATCGATGAGCCCGTGTAGGCCGACACTCGCCAGTTGTTGCCGCCGAGATTGGTCAGAATCACGCTGAGCCCGAAGTTGTTGTTCGGACCGGTGACCGCAACTACTGGGCTCTTGGCTTGGAAGTCACGAGTGACGTATCGCGTTACTACGATCCCCGACACTTGGTACGCAACGGCTCCCGCCTCGTTAAAATCCCACTTGTGGCGCAGATGGAAGTTGAGCAGATCGCTGCGGACCTGCACTGTTCCAGATGGGGTGTACGCCTCAAAGCCTGCCGGCATATCAGTGCACTCCGTAAAGCACAGTTGTTGGGACCAGGGAGAAGGCTGGTTGTCCGTTGGCATCCACATCCGTTCCCCAGTAGACCCGGCCATCCGAGTACCAAACGGTTGGCGTGCGGCCAGGCTGTGCCGGCGGAGGCACAACATAGAAGAGGAAATCCCCAGGTGGCAGCGGTCCCACCCAAGTCGAATTACCGTGCACGGCATCGGTCTGAACCGTGCCGATGAACAACCCCAAGCGGGTCGTGTAATCAATCTCCAACGACCCGTCAGGGTTGAAAGTCTGGATACCTGCAGGCATGTGTCTGCTCCTTTGTTGATTGGCGGGAGGGCCTATGCGCCTCCCGCCGGTCCGCTACGGCCAATAACCCACACGTGTGGCGAGCTGCCCATTCGGGTAGAAGCAACGCCAATGACCGTCGCTGAACTCCGTCCGCTGACCGGCGCCCGAAGATGACACCCTGAACACGTCGGCCACCACGTCGAAAGCACTGACGCCGTTGCTTGTCGCAAGCCGCAACCCAGCGACCTTGCCATCTGACCGAACGCTCACGTTCCAGGATGCTTTCGATTCCATCCCGCCGATGTTGAACGCGCTCGGCCCCGTCTGACCCGGCGTCGCCGCTTCCAGCTGCGGCTGCACGATGCGGATAAATCCTCCGGTCTCGCCAGGCCCCACCGAGTAAACGAAGTGCGGGCGAACCGCGACTGCGTCGCTCGGTGCCCTACCGCGAACCCAAAGGCGTGAATAGCCGGACAGAGTGTTACCGCCAGCTGGAAGCGGCTTCAACATAGGGCTGCGGGCCTCACCGACACTATTGCCACTGGCGTTGAGGAACACCATCACCAGCTCTAGACCCCACATGCTCCCGCTACCATAGGTCGAGAATATGTAGTCCTTGCCAGCCTCGATCGGTACGTCCTGTTGCCACACCAGGGCATTGCCGGCTCCGTTCGCGCCCACGAAAATCAGCCCCCACATGCCCCACGGGATACCACCGTCAGTAGTGAAGTGCGCCGCGTACTTTGCACCGATCCCGATGTTGCCAGGTGAGTACCAACCGTCCCAACCGTCAAAGCTGGTGAACGCAGCGTTTCGCAGTAAGTTGGGAGAGCCACCGGTCACCCCGATGCTCGCCTCCATCTGCTGCACCACCGCAGCGTCCGCTTTACCTCCGAGCGAGGTTTGGATGCCCGTGATCTGCTGCGCCTGCGACGCCTGCGTCTGACCCTGCTGCGTTACCTGCGTCTTCAGCTGGTTGAAGCCGCTGGCCGACACATCACCCACCTGCGTCTTCAGGCTAACCAGGTCCTGCGCAGTCGCGTCCAGCTTGCTGCCCTGCTGGTTCACCGCCGTGGTCAGGCCTGCCGTCGCTGATGCGTTGGCGCTGATCAGAAGCTCGTCGGTCACGTCGTAGAACTCGATGCGGTCGACAAGCACCGTTGCGTCGCCAGTTCCACGATTGGTGATCCACACCTGGCTCATGGCCTCGGTACGGTCATCTCCCACGGGGTGCTCCAGCACGAACCGCTGCCAAGCACTCGTGAGGTTCGGCGTGGTCTGATCGTTGTTGCCCTCGCCAGCACTGTGGCGAACCCGGCAGCGCGCGGTCAGCGTGGCATCACCGGCAATCACCCTGGCAACGATCACCGTGCGCAACTTGCGGCCGGTGCGCCCCGTCTTCAGGGGAACCCAGCGACCGCCGTTGGCGTAAACAAACGGCGAGCCGGCCGCACCGGCCTTGTGCACCATTTGAATTGCGCTGCCCTGCTGCCCGCCTCCAAGAACCCAGGTCACATCACCGTTCTGCTGGTTGCTGTTCCCCTTGACGAAGGGCGCCATGTCACCGTCGAACATGGCATTGACATTGAGGTTCTCGCCACGGTTGAAGGACGCATTGACGGTGCTGGACAGCACGGTGAGCTGGTTCGCTGTGCTGGTCAGCGTGCCCTCGGCGTTCGCCACCCTCGTTGTAAGCCCGGTGATGGCTTGCGCGTTCGCGTCCGAAGCCTGCTGCGCGGCATAGGCCTCAGTTACGTCGGTGATGACTATGTCATCCAGTAGCAGAATCGACCCAATCACGCGCTGGGACTTAGGGTCGGTCGCGTGGCCGGGCAGAGAAACGAACAAGCGCGCCTGTGCCGCAGATGCGTTGGTCGTCACATACCCGCTCACCTTCGTCCACGAAGTTTTCGACAGGCTGGCAACACCCCAATTTACGGTGGTCCAAACATTGCTCGTGCCGCCCGCACCTGCGGAAGAGGTCTGGACACCGATACGCAAGTTGCTCTTGTTGTCGGGCGGGATTTCAACGCTACCAGAGGAAAGTGCTGCCCACGCCTCGATGTACAGGCGCCGTACTCCGACGAGGGGAATGAACTCGGTGACCGGATAGCAGTCCGCATTTAGATCAGGGCGTGCGTCAGACGGCACCTGAATCAACAGGCCACGATTTCCGTTGCGCTTTGCCGACGTGTTGACGGTGAACGTCGTGCCATAGCCTTGGGACAACACCTGGCCATCCGCGAACTGCTCAAACGACCCCGACGGGAACATGCCGCCGCCGCCAGCCAAGCTCGCCTTCATCTCCGACTGCAGCTTGGTGACACTGGTCGAGGTCGACTCAATCTTGCCCTCAGCAGTAGTCACCCGCGTGGTCAGGTTCTGCAACGCCGATGCGTTGGCGTCGGTCCTTCCGGAAACGTTGGTCAGGTCGCTGCGAAGCGCCGTCAACAGCCCAGCCTGAGAGGTGATCGTCTCGCCCTGCTGCGTCACTTTCGTGCTGAGGTCAGAAATTGCCTGGGCGTTCGCCAGCAGCTCGGTCACTTCCTCCAGCACAACATCGTCAACCCACAACGTACCCGCAGTGTTGTCGGCATAGATGCCTAACTGCAGCCCAGTGATCGACGTGTTGTCCGGTATCGCGTACACGGCACTGAGGTAGGTCCAGGCAGCTTTGTCCGCGACGAAGAACGTTGCACCCCCGATCAGCTCCCCGTTCTGGTTCGCCAGTCGCATTTTGCTGTTGCCTGACGTGCCATTGAAGTCTGGGGTGCTGCGATACCAGCAGCTATAGCGATACTTCTTGCCCGGGCTCGTCGAAATCGTGGTGCGGCCATTGGCATACGCAACCTTCTGCCGGATGGCCCCGGGATCGAAGCGCACGCACATGCCACCTGCACGTCCCTCCGCCGCCGGCCAACTGGTGCCGGTTGCACCCGGGTCGTAGGTCCAGCCCACGTCCTTGCCCGCCTGCCACGAGCCGTTCAGGACCATGTTACTGCCCTGCGAGATCATCGCCGGCAAGGTGGCATTGATCGTCGTGATCGACTGAGCCAGCGCGCTCGTGGTGGTGGCGGTAGCTTCCTGTAGCGCCGTAACCGATGCAGCGGTTGCCAGAGAACCAGCCCCGGCCGGCATGCGGGCCTCCATCGTGCTGATGCGCTGCACCTGCGCGGTGTCCGCAGCCACGCGGGCCTTCAGCTCTTCGTATGCCAGACCTGAAGTCAGCTGCAGCGGATCCGTTCCGGTGTAGTTACCTCGCATCTGAACGGCCAGCGTGTTGCGCTGCAGCGCCTCGGCGGCATCTGCGGTGATACGTGCCTGGGTTTCCTCCTGCACCAGTGCGACCGACGCACCCGGCTGCGGACGCCCCACAGCGATGTAATCGATCAGGTAGTAGTTCGCGACCGTCTGTGCCGTCCCCAGCTGTAGGCGGATCGCATCAACAGTGGCCGGCCACCACGCAATGTCCTGCACGTCCACGGTGGCAACGCCGTTCACGTCCCACGCCGGCTCCGGAATGGCGGCATGCTTCTGCGTGTTCCATGTCTTATCCGTGGCGGTGGTCCACTGCAGGACGCCAGCCCACGTCGGAGTGCCTACTCGCTTCACGCGCAGCTTGACGAAGCGATATGCGCTGCCGTCGACAGCCAGCGCGGCCGGCGACTGCACCCAGGGCGCAGTAGTGTGATCGGCAGGCCGCAGCCAACCATCTACAAGGGTCGGCGAACCGTTGCCAGTCCATCCTTCCGTAGTCTGGTTGAACGGCCACAGCTTGATGCTGTCGAACTGCGTTCCACTGCCGGCGGCGACTTCGGAAACCGCGCGGGCCAGGGACTCGTCGGCGCTCTGCCGAATCTGCTGCTCCCGGCTGATATCTGCTTCCCGCGCCAGCTTCTCATTCAGGATCGCATCAACGCGCGCGCGAGCTTCTGCGCTGACCGCATCCATCGCGTCTTCAACCGCCTGCGCTCTTGCGCTGGCCTCCGCCGCAAGGTCCTGAGCAGCCTTCGACAATCCCTCAGTACGTGCGGCGGCTTCTGCGAGGACAGCGTCCATTCGATCGCTGATTTCCTTGGCCAGGTTCCTCCCTTGCTCGCCAAGGCCTTCTTCAATTCCGCCGATCACCTCCCCAAGGTTGGCCCGCAGTTCCTTGCGAATGACCTGCATGGCCACCGACAGGTCGCCGCTGGTGTTGCGCGAGCGGCACGCAAAGGTCCAGTGGCCGCTGGCCGGTACGACAGCCTCAAAGGGTGCCGTGTGGAAGCCAGACTGCCCGACGGGCATCATGGCATTCCAATCTGGAGCCAGCACGTTACCTTCCGTGTAGCGAATCTCCACGCCGGCGAAGTCCGGCGACTGCGCGGTGCCATCCAGCCATCCCCAGGTGTACAGGCGAACACCACCTGTGCGCTCCTCAACGTCGAACAGGTCAACCAGCACCGGCGGTGCGCCGGCACTTCGCGTGGTGTAAGTGCCGGTTACGGCTACGCCGGCCAGGCCATCCGGGTTGTAGGGCCGAACCGTGATCGGGTAGACGCCCGCGCCGGGAATTCGCCAGCTCGCCGTTCGCGTGCTCGTGGACGCGACCTGTTCCAGTTCCCCATTCCGATCAACGTCCGACAGCACACGGATCTCGCCCACAGGCCCCGTGATATCGAACGAGGCCTGCAGCTCGGAGAACACCGTATCCCCCTGCACCACCTGGCGCTCGGTGATACGCAGATTGCTGGCCACCGGCCGGGTGGCCAGCTGCGAGCCGTTCTCTGGCGGAATGTACTGGCCGGTCTTGACGTAGTGCCAGAACTCCGGCCCCTCGGCCACCACGTCGACCGCGGCGCCCTTGAGGTCATTCTCCGGCTGGACGGACACCACGCGGACGCGGTAGCCCGGCGTCTGCTTGAAGTCGTAGATCCAGATGGTGTCCCACGCGGGATTACCGTCGCTGTCCCCCGGCAGCGCTGCGTCGGCCGGCCACGGCTCGGCCAGCTGCAGCTGATCGCTTTCGCCGGTGAACGGCACCACCTTCAGCACGCGGTACACCCGTTCACCGGGGATGCGCAGGCCGATGTAGGCGCTGGCCTGCGCACGGCTTGGCACCGGCACGTCGAGCTGCAGCGTCACGGCGCGCCCAGGCCCCATGGTGGCCGACAGCACCTGGCCACCAAAGCCCCACTGCGTCAGATCGTGCTGCAACGCCAGCACAGACATGCGCCCATAGGCCAGGTGCTCGATATCGGTGCTGTAGCTGATCGACTTGTACTGGTACAGGCTCTGCGCCAGGTGCCAGCGCGCAAGCGTGGCCGCATGCGCCTCGCTGGTCACGCCCTCGCCGGTCACCTGCGCCGGGTTGAGCATGGTTGTCACGCCCGGCGCCGGAACGCGCAGGGTCCTGGCCTCCCACGTGGCGCGGTCCAGGTAGCTGTACTCGATGCCGTCGGCACCGTTGGCCAGCGTGTATTCGACCTGGAACTGCCCCTTCTTGATGGTGGCCATGTTGACCACGCCCGACAGCGGCTGCTCGTCAGCGGCCCACGTCACGGCCAGCCGGCCCTTCGGCCATGCGATCTGGCCGAAGCCGGCCAGCGCGATCGCATCCATCACCGCCTGGTGATTGCGCTTGTCGGTAACCAGGTAATCGTAGGTGAAGCCATTGGCCGCGCAGTGCAGCGTGAAGGCTTTCAGCGCCTCCACGTCGATCTGGCTGTCGGGCAGGCCCATGCCGGCGATGCGAACGCCGGCCGGCGACTTGATGCCGCGGGCGTAGGCCAGGATCTGTGCACCGGGGTTGCTGCTCTCTTCGGTGACCCAGCCGATGGCGTCACCCTTCCACACCGGGATCGGCTGCGCGTGGGCTACGGTACGCACCTCGTCCGGGCTGCCGTTGAGCTGTCCGGACGCCTTCATGCGGATGCCGATGCGCGGGATGCCGTCGTAACTGGCGGTATCCGGCAGCACGCTGACCAGGTTGGTCCAGGTGAAGCTGGCCTGCGCATTGTTGCCGTCGGTGTTCTGCCCGGTGGTGCGCAACTGCACTTCGTACTGGCCCGGGGCCACGTCCAGCCCGTAGGTGGCCCGACGCGACTTCTGCGTACGGCCGGAGACGGCATAGGTGCCAAACGGGCGCCAGGCGCTCTCGCCCACGGCACGGTACTGGATCTGGATCTGCTCGCGGTTTTCGTACTCGCGGCCCTTCGAGTCGGCGTCGAAGATCCGGAAATCGATGTTCACCTGCAGCCGGATTGCGCCCGGCGAGCTGGTGCGCTGCACCCACTTGCTCGGGGTGTGCTTCGGGTCGCTGCTGGTGTCATAGATCACGCCGCCGTCGACACTGCCGGCGTTGCTGTAGAGCGGGATGGCCTGGTTGGGCATGCCCGGGAAGCCGTTGTGCCAGACCTCCACGCCCTCGTAGCTGCTCAGCAGCGCATCACCGTTGTAGATGGCTTCGACGCGGCCCACGTTGAGCCCAGGGGTCAGCAGCAGCGACAGGTACTGCTCATCGCCCTCATAGTTCATGTAGGGCTTGCTGGCCACGTCAGGCGCAATACGCACGCTACCGAAGAGCAGCGGCAGGGGTTCGTAGGCGCGCGACCGGTTGCGCGGGGCTGACAGGGAGAAAACGGTATCGGCGGGCGTGATCTCGGCAGCCTTGGGCAGTTTCGGCCCCAGCACCTTGTTGATCAAGATGCTGCCAGCCACATAGACAGCCACGCGCGCGATGGCCGTGCCGAGCACGGTGGACGTGCCGATGCTGAAACCAGCGATAGCTGCGCCACCCAGCGTGAAGTAGGTCAGCGCGATCATGGCCACAAGGCGGATCGCACTCCTGCCGACCACACCCCGGATCTCGATCACCTGGCCGTGCTTCGGATAGACGTGGCACCACAGGTGCCGCTCCACGGGCCGGCCGCCGATGGTGACCAGCCACGCCTGCCCGTCCAGCCCATGCACGTGGCGCGCAAGGAAGCCATACAGGCTCTCACCCGGGCGCAGGTCCGCTTCCAGGTTCTGCTGGCCATCGAGCATCACCGGATGCGGGGTGATGATCAGACGGCCGGGATCGGTGGACGAGAGCATCAGGCCCATGCGTAGTAACCCTCAATTCGCAGCCCAAAGTCGGGCAGATCGCGCACGCGGTGCAGCACGCTGCAGCCGTTGCGCTCGTTGCTGTGGAGTACCCAGCCCTCATGGGCCAGGAAAAAGAAAACCCCGGCATGGCCGGGGTTTCGGTGTCCCTGATCGATCATCAGGACGAGGTCGCCGTCTTCGGGGGGACCGACGCGGCGGTGTGCATAGGGCCGCGATAGCGCTCCCAGCTCGGCAGCACCCTGTAGTCCGCGAGGGCGTCGCCCGGGCAGCGTGATTGCCCGCCCGAACAGCTGCAGCTGCACCATCACCACCAGGTCGGCACAATCGAAGTAATCTGCGTCGTAGGGGACGCCCACGAACTTCTCAACGTCGGCCAGACGCATCAGAAGATCCCCGGCAGGGTGAAGGGGTTGGCGCGCAGCGTGACTGCCTGCTGGCGCATCAGGAAGTCCACACCCAGCTGAGCCGAAGCCGTGCGGGTGTTCACAACCACCTGGGTCATTGGTAGGTCGTAGCTGGCCTCGATCACGTTGGGGTCAGCTCGATCGGTGATCATCAGCCGGGCGGTAACCAGCTCCCCGGGCTGCAGCCGCTCCAGATCCTCGGTGATCGAGCGGCCGACGTTGTCCAGCACCAGTTGGGCGCGCGGCGCCTGCCCGCCCACGTCATCTGGCAGCTTGAAGCCAAACGGGAAGCCCGTGTACACCTTGCCCTGGCTCACCCAATCGGTCGTGTCGTTGACGATGCGAAGCACCTCCACGAACGATGGGGCACTCAGCTCGAGCAGCAACAGGATGCCGGCGGTGTCGTCAGTGCGCTGTCGACGTTCGAGGAACGTAGTCATGGGTATGCCTCAATGAAGAAGCCCGCACATGGCGGGCCTGAATTGGCGCTTTGCTAGAGTGGTCGAGCTGACCGGTAGGAGCCGGAGATCAGCTCGTTACTTGACCAAGGAGGTCACTATGACTTTGCAAATCAACAACATGGCGATCAATCGTGCTGCCTCGCCACCCAAGGCACAAATTCACATGTCCGATGAGGACAACTGTGCCGTCATCGTCCAAGTGGAGCTCGGCGCTAAGCCCATCGAGCAGTACTCGCTACAGGAGATCACCGACCTGGCGATGCAGGCAGCGAAGCATCTAGTTTCGTCCATCTAGTTTGGCTTCCACGCCACGAACGGTATGCGCAAACATATCGTTCGTGGATCTCAGCAACTGCAGTTCACCTTTGATTGTGGCGATGTCAGCTTGAAGAGCAGCCACAACATTCTCAAGAGACGCCACCTTCAACCCAACATCAGCTTCATTACTGGTCATACGATTTCTCCCTATTTTCAGCGGAATTGACAACATTCCTTAACAGCCAAGGTCCGATGCGCTGCCTGCGCTCCGTGAATGTGCTCATCGCATGTACTCCACGACTGCATCCAGCCTGAAGTCGCCAGGGAGCTTCTCGTCAGGCACAAGATCACCAATGGCGCCATTCTCAAACCGAGCCCTGATCACCTTTCCAGTATATGGATGCACCATTTCAAACCAACCGATTCGCTTGATCGCATCGAAGTACCACGCATCGAAAGCCATGGCGTCATCGATGTTCGCGAAATAGAAAATCATGGATTGCTTGACGAGCACCTGGCTGTTCAGCAGCCGCTGCCGCGGAACACCCCTCTCCATTTCCGTGCGCTCGACCGAAGGATCAATCGAACGCTTCTGCCCATCGAAAGTAATCCTGGCAACAGCCGGCAACGTTTCCATCAGATCGCATCTCCCAAACCGAAGCGGCCCTTAATTGCCGAGTACGAGGATCCAGTGCCACCAGCGATCCGCCCACCAAGGAACTGGTCAACCTGACCCAGCAACACTTCAACATCGAGCCCTCCGATGCCGTTGCGCGAGGCAGTAGCCGTGGTACCAGCTGGGGCGTTCGACACTTTGATGTTCACTGCTCCGCCAATTGGGCCGCCTGCACCCATAGCTCCGACCAGCCCACCCTCTGCATAGCCACGTAGCCCGCGCCGCATTGCCTCGACCACGCCCAGGCCGCCCGCGCGTGCGATGTCCGCTTGCGACCAAACTACCTCGCCCTTGTGCACGATCCCGGCAGGCTCGTTCACACCGCCTGGGCCGGTGTAGCCACCGGCGGTGAAGCCCCGCGGCGTGAAGCCTCGCATCTTCTGGAACAACTCATCGTTGATGCTGCTGGTACCCATTGTCACGGCCGCATTGCCAGTAGTGTTCAGCCCACCACTGAGCGCGCCGAGTACCCCACTCATCCACGATCCGCCCACGCCGGTCAGGGCCTGGCGGAGCTGGATACGTGCCAGGTCGGCCAATACCGAGCGGGTCAAGTCCGAGAAGCTGACCTTTCCGGTCTGCGTGAACTTCACCCACACGTCTTCGAGGCCACTGAACACCGATCCGACAACGCCGCCCATCTGCTGCGCAGCGTTGCTGGCCTGCTGGCGGTAGTTCTCCCATGCACTGGCAGCACCGAGCAGCCAGTTGCTCTCGGCAGACTGAAGTTCTACATATCCATCGCGAATGGCCTGCACGCGATCCAATGTCTTGGCCAGCAGGATCGCCTTCTCTTCTTCGAAGGTGGAGTCGTCGATCTGATCCGCATTGCGCTGCAGCGTGAGCTGCCTCAGCTTCTCGGCCTTGTCGTCGTACGCATCGTTGATGCGTTGCTGAATTTCATATTCGCGATCGCCCATGCCGACCTGGGCAACGCGTGTTTCCAGGTGGCGCCGGAGGGCCACGTTGCTGGCCTCAAGTGCGTCGGTGTATGCGTCGATCGCAGCTTTGCGTGTCTTCGTCGCACGCTCTTCCTCAGTCGTCAGCACCTGCAGCTTTGCTGCCCCCTCAGTGCGCACCTTGGCCAGCCTTGCCTCAAGCTCTCCCAGCTGGCGCTTGACGGTGATCCCCTCCTTGCCGGCCGCGTTCTGCCGGCTCAGGAAAGAAATCTGAGCCTCAAGAGAGCGGACATCGGCGTCGGTGCCGGCCTGGGTCAGCTCCCGCATGCGGCTGTAGTAGGCCTCGGCAGTGATCTGCCGCGCGGCATACTGTGCACGAAGAGTCTGGGTGCTGGCTGCAATGGTTGCCTGCTCCTGAACCAAGTCGTCCTTATACCCCTGAAGGCCTGCATTTCTTGCAGCTGAACCGCTGCCCGACTTGGACTTCTCCTTGTATTTCTTTTCGATCGCTCCAACCGCAGCTGCGCGACGCTCTTCGATCTTCTCGACCTCTGCTGTCAACCCAGCGGCCACGGCCTTCCTGCGAGCGATCTCGGCCTCACCATTGATCCGGCCAATCTCAGCACGCTTCTTATCAACCGTGGACTCTTGTTTCTCGATGATGCCGTCCATCTCTGCAACGAAGTCGAGAGAAGCGGCCTGCGCCGCCTTCAGCTCGGAATCCTTGCGCTCCTGCGAAATATCAGCTGCTATGTCTTTGATCTGCTTAGCCCGCGTCTGAATCCGCTGCTGGTATTGAAATACCCATGCGGAACTCATGCCGTCCGCGACGCCCTTGTTCATAGTTGCAACATCACGCTGGTTAGCGAGCAACAGCTGTTGCATCTGCTCGGCCTGTGGGCCAGCACCGGTGCTGGCCTGCATGGCGCCCCACGCTCTTGTTGCTTCGCTCCAGATGGACCGCCAACCGCGAATGACAGGATTTTGACTAGCACGAACTCTGGCCAGCGCCATCTCGGTCTCACCGGCGGATGCACGCGTGATCACCGTAGCCGCATCCTGATTTCGTCCTTGCTCTTGCAGCGCTTTAACCTGCTCGTAAAGTGCCACGGTCATGAAGTCGATCTTCTCGTTCAACTTCGCGGCATTCTTCACCGGATCCTCTGCCAGTTTGGCGTAGAGGGACACCGTCTCCTCAATGGATTGGCCGGTTATCTCCTTCATAGCGACGGCTGCATTGGCGACTGCCTGCATGTTTCGCTCAGCAATTCGTCCATTGGAACCAATCGCTAGCGCTGCCTCTTCGCCCGCGCCTGAAGATACTTGCATCGCCTCGCTCGTGCGCTGTGCCAGCTTCACCAATGTCAGTGTGGTGGCCGCCGCCTCATTTCGAGACAGGGCCAGTGCCTTGGTGTATGCCTCCTGCCGTTTTTCAGCGTCATACCAGGCATAGACGAGCACACCGACTGCCGCAGCAGCGACCGTGTACGGGTTCACCATGCCCAACAAGGCCGAAGACACACCCTTCAGCGCCGGTTCCACACCGCCGAAGCTGTCCTTGATCTGGCCACCTTGCTGCACCAGCACGGTGAAGAAGGGCATGCCGCCCTGCAGGCTGGTGAAGATGTCGGTGAACTGCGCCGGAAGCTGACGCATGGCCTGTGCCGTCTGGCCCGCAGAGATCCCGAGGTCAGAAATCGGGTTCTTCGCCGGCAACGGCCGGCTGGCCTCGCCGCGCACTTCGCGTAGCTGCCTGGTCAGCACGCCCAGACCCTGACGAATGTCGGCCAAGTCCGCGCTGATACGGACACGCAGGTTGGCAGATGGCTCAGCCATTTGTGGGTGACTCCTTCGGGGGTTGAGCCGGAGTGATGCCGGTCATCAGGTTCTGGAATTGCTGCCAGCCGGCGGCATCGGCGCCGAATGCCACTCGAACGGCCAGTGCCAGCTCGGCCAGCCGCTGCCGGTCGTCTCTGGCCGCAGCTGCGGTAAAGGCCCGCAGCTGCGCCAGGGTGTAGCCGAGAACTTCGCGCCGGCGGTGCCCGCGAGCGATCAGGTACTGGACGAAGTCGGCGATGCCGACGGGCTGACGGTCGCCCTGATCGCCTCCACCATTCGCCTCAGTCGTAGGGCAAAAAAATCGCGATTGAGGCCCGCCACCGCCTCGAGCAGCTGCGCTACTTCTTCCAGCGACCCTGCAGCAACCCACTGTGGTTCGCGGTTCACCACCACAGCCAGAGCTGTGGCGATCTCGGTGCTGTCCTGTTCGAGCAGATCCAGCACCAAAGCTCCGACGTCGACCGCCGACGACCCCTCGGGCAAACCGGCGATCATCGCGATACGCCCGATAGTGGAACGGCTGGCGGTGATAAACGGCCCCAGCTGCTCGAGCCGCAGCGGCCCCACGACCAGTACCTCTCCACGGAAAGAGACTGTACGAGTGGGCGGAGTGATGGCGTCCATGTCGTGCACCTTCACTTCTCCTGCTGCCAGTAGAAGTAGGCGGACTTATCGCTGCCAGTGGCCTTCGCGGCGTCCTTCAGAAGCTTGCCCGGCACGCTACCCTGGCCGAACTCGTTGCCGATGAGCCCCATGCTTTCGATGACGCCGCCGGACACCTTGTGGCAGACCAAGCGCACAGCCTTCCCACTGCGCGCTTCGTTCGCGCCGTAGAACTGCACTTCATAGAACTTCTGGCTGGTAACTGCTGCTTCGACGTGCCCGAGAGCCACGTTCTTGTACGAAACCTTGACGTTCGGGCTACCGTCCGGGTCGCCAGCTGCAATCGAGGATCCGACCGGAATGAACAGCATGCCGCGCTCGAAGCGGTAGTCCTTGCCGGCCTCATAAGTGGCGGTGCCCGTCATCGGCTTGACCGAGGTGATCTCGGCAGCAATGCGCGCCAAGGGAGCGAATGCACCCACCGATACGCGCACCGGCTCGTCAGCAACGGTGCCGGCAGCGATATCGGAGGCCTTGCCGCGGACGGCGCGCGCGAAGTTTGCAGGGCTGAAATCGTGGAAGGTGTAGTTGAGGTTCCACCCGGTGACTCGATCCACGCTGTTGGCCATGCCGCCACCTGGGTTCTGGTTGTCGGCCAGCTCGATGGTGTTGGTCTGCGCCGCGGTGCTGAACGCGGAAACGTTGCCGATCTCTTCGAACGGCAGGCCGCTGTTCCACTCACGGATGAGGACGATGCCGCTGCCCAGGTAGCTGTAATCTTCGGCCATGATGGCTCTCCAGTTGGGTTGCCGCTGTGCGGCGGGTTATTTCTTGGGGATATGGGATTGGTAGGTGAGCAACACGCCCACCCAGCCCGCGCTGGCCTTCTCCGGCATCAGCGGCTCCATGCCGACGTACACCGGTACCTGGATGCCGTCAGGGAAGTTGCGGGCGACCTCGCGGGTGTCCAGGGCCGCCTCGATGTCGGTTACAAGGTCGTCCAGCACCTGCTGGTATTCCGCGGTGTCAGCGGGCACTTTGGCGATGACGCTGACCGTGGTCAGTCGGTGCGTACTGGCCTTTGAGGGGCTCTCCGGTCGCTGCTGCTTCTCGATCAGGGCCGTCAGCACGGCCTGGGTATCCTGATCGCCGGGCTTCGGCTCCAGCGTCCACCCGGCACCGGCATCAGTCAGATAGCCGTTCTCAATGCTGATCTGTTGAAGTGTCTTCTCCATGGCCAGCAGCAGCTGGCGGCGTGGGCTGGGGGTGCGATCAGACATTGGCCACCTCCCACACCGCAGTGGATTCGTCGGCACGGATCTTCTGGACCAGCTTCAGCCGGCGACCGGTTACGTCGATAGACACCACGCCGCCAGCGCGCGGGCTGATCTCTGCCAGCTGCAGCGTGACCCGATCAATGGTGGTCGAGATGGGTGCCAGGTCATCCGGCGTGAACTGCTCAACGTCCTCGTCCAGCAGCACGGTGCACGGCACCTCTGCCGTGCCGCCCGGCTCCTTGTAGTGGGCTGCATCGGCGACGCCGACTGCACGGAAGGCTCCGAACGCGACTGCGTCGAAGGCCTGCATGAAAGCTTTCTGGCTCAAGGCAGCGGCCTCGCGGTTTCCATCGCCTTCTCCAGCTCGCGCTTAAGGAAGAACGGCATCAGCCGCTTCCAGGTGTCCTCGGCCATGCCGAAGATGTCGTAGCGCGGCGTGTACGCGGCGGTGTTGGTGAAGATGAAGATGGATCGGACGCCAGATCCGCGTCCGATCCGCTCGTAGATGCCCGGGCGCAGCACGCCACGGCGCTTGGTGATCACGAAATACTCCCCATCACGGTTGTTGCGCTTGCCTCGTCGCCGTTTCTGGCTGACGTTGGTCTGGTTCTGGTACAGGTCCCGCTGCGCACCCAGCTGCGACAGGATCTTGGTCACCTGGCCGGCAGGTACGTTTCCGAACTGGTTGGCTTGGGCACCCCGCCCCATCACTGCGAACTGGGTCGGTGACAGCAGACCTCGGCTCTGCAGCAGCCGTTCGAATCCCTTCCGGCGACGTTGGCCACCCTCGACTTCTGCCAGCAGGTACTTCGCTGGTGGCGTGCCCTTGAAGGCTTCGTCCCGGATGTAGATTTCGGCGTATGGCTGGGCCTTGGTGGCCTTGCGGTATTGAGCCGCGTTGGTGGTCAGCGGCGTGGGGCGATCGAACACTTTCGGCGCCTGGCGCTTCCAGCGCTCGCGGATCTCATAGGCCACCTTGTTGGCGGCCTGCGACGCAGCGAACGGCAGCTGCGACTGCTCCAGATCCGTGAGATGACGCCCAAAGACATTGTCGGGGTCAACCCCGATCTTGATCTGGGCCATGGCCCCTCCTACCCGGCCCGCCTAAGCGGGCCGGGCCAAAACGGCTTACTTCGAGCCGGCTTTCAGGCGGATCACTGCGTCCGGTCGGGTGTTGATGTTCAGCGGGTTGGACTGGCTTTCCAGCTGAATGCCCTTGTTCATGCGCATCGGAGCGGTCTTGGTGTAGTACGGCAGGCCGATACCGCGCACCGTTTCCAGGTAGTCCGCCGGCGCGAAACGGGTCAGGAACATGTCCGGCACACCGAGTGGGAACGCGATGGCTTCGCCGTCGGCCAGAGCCAGATCGCCGCCTGTGTTGCCCTGCAGCTCTTCGAAGGTGATATCACCGAACACGAAGCCCTTGCGGACATCATCGCGCAGCGCCGCACCGTCCTGCCAGCGCTCATAGGCCTTCTGTACTTCCGGGTGGTCGGTCAGTGCGTCGAAGAAGCCAGCGCTGCAGAACACGTGGACGCCGGCGTACGGGATGCCGCCCAGCTTGTCCTCGATCGCGCGCTTGATGGCCATGCACTTGGCGCGGACCTTGGTGGCGTCCTTGTTCAGCTCCATGCCGATGACGGACTGGTCGACACCGAATTCTTCGTAGAAGTCGATGATCACCGAGCCGTCGGCGTCGAGCAGCTTGCCCTGCAGCGCGCCCATGCGGTGGTACTCGATGGTGAAGTCCAAGTCGCGCTTGTGCACCACCTGCAGCGCGTTGACCACCGCGGCAACGTTGTTGCCTTCCGGGTCGGTCGGGTCATAGACACCCAGCAGCTGGTCAGCCATGACCGTCGAGTTCTGCGGCAGGTGGGTGGTTTCCAGCAGCTTCACCTTGCCACGCTCCAGGCCCTTGGGCTGACCGGGAGCACCGCGCGGGACGTTCGGGACCAGCACCAGCTTGGTGCCGTTGATGCCGACCTTGACGATGGTGGTGCCGACCAGGCCCTGTTCCTGGAACAGGCGCATGTCGGCCAGACGGGTGGAGATGCGAGGCAGGTTGTTGATGTAGGCGTTCAGGGCATCGAAGCTCAGCACGCCCAGCGCCAGGAGGGTCTGCAGATCCATGGTGATTGTTCTCTCGATAGGGGATACGAAAAGGCCCCGCCGAAGCGGGGCCAATGGTCAACGGGTGAAAGGGGCGCTGCTCGGCGGTCAGCCGCCGGCAGCAGCGGAAATGGTGATGGTCCCGGTGATGGCTTCGCCCAAGTCGGTGGCGCTCACCTTGAGGGTGTAGTCGCCGGCGGCGCTGAGCGTCGCGGCATCCCAGGTGATTACACCGCCCACGGCTGCCTTCGCGCCGCCACCAGCCAGGGTGCCGGTGCCGGTGGCCTTGGCCAGGGTGGCGCTGACGGTGCTGCCAGTGACCAGGGCGCCGAACACGTCCTTCACGTGCGCCACGATCGGGCCCACCGCCTCACCGGCGGTGCCGGTCAGCGGCACTGAGACGAACGCCAAGCTGTGGGCAGCGTTCGATGCAATCGGCGCCTGCGTCCAGCGGGTGATGATGCCGGACTCGGCCAGGCTCAGCGCGGCCAGCAGTTTCTGGTCAGCGGTGACGCCACTGGCCCACACCAGCTTTTCGCCGAATACCTCAGCGTCGCGCGCGATCGCCGCACCCTTGACGGCCAGCGCCGCGGGATCAGTGCCGGTGTCGATCGGGCCGTACAGGACCTTCACCGCGTTGGTGCCGTTGGCAGCGACGGTGTTATCTGCCTTCAGCAGGGTGCCGGCGGACAGCATGCCCTGCCCGGCCGGCAGACGGATCAGTTCACGGCTGCGCTCGCCGCCCGCTTCGGACAGCAGGAATTCGCCGGTACGGGTTCCGGCCAGGGAGATTTCCATCGTCAGTTACCTCGTTGCTTGTAGATGTGGTTGGGATTCAGCTTCGCCTTGTTGTCGGCGGCGCGTTGGTCGGCCATGGAAGCCGGGTGTGCGGTGACGACCTGGGTACTGCGGCCTTCCTCCGCCTTCATCGACAGCAGCTGTGCACGCACCGTGTCGAGGTCGGTGTTCTTCTCGATGAAGCTGGCTGCGAGGGTGTCATCGCCACGCAGCGCCGCTGCACAGGCGTCCTGCACTGCGGTCGCGTACTCGATAGCGCTGGCAGCCGGTTCACCCTCCTGCAGCGGGCGCCGCAGCACGGCCACCGCGAGCGCCGGCGGCAGCTCGCTGGATGCGATCGCAGCTGCCAACGCAGCTGCCGGGTTCTCCACGACTGCTGCCGGCGGTGCGGGTGCGGCATCGGGCATCGGCGGCGCTGCCGCTGCCTCTGGCTCTTCGTCCGGATCGGGATTGCCCGGCACCGGCGGCGGTGCCGCTTCACCCGCGCCGAGGTGCCCGATCAGGTCGTGCCAGGTGCCGAGCCGGGTAGCGAAGCCCATCGCCACAGCAGCCTGGCCGCGGTAGCAGGCCGCCTCGGTGGCGCGCACGGTCTCTGCATCCATGGCCAGATTCCGCGCCACGGTGTCAACGAACAACGTGTACATGTCCTCCAGATCCGCCATTGCCTCGGCGTGCGCTTCCTCGCTGAGGGGGAAGTTGGGGTTGAAGTCGACCTTGCGGGCACCGGCGAAAAGCGGGGTGACCTTCAGGCCGATCTGTGTGTTGTTGCCGCTCCAGTCATGGTGGAAGCGGACCACACCTACCGACCCGACACCGCCGGTGCGGCTGATCCAGATCTCGTCGCAGGCAGAAGCGAGGGCGAAGCCGGCGGAGTACGCATGGTCATCGACCAGCGCATACACCGGCTTCCGGCCACGCGCCTCGAAGATGTGGTCGACCAGGTCGAAGCAGCCAGACGCCATGCCGCCCGGCGTGTCCAGCCGCAGGATGATGGAGGTTACCGCATCATCGTTGAGCAGCTCATCGAAGAAGTCGCGCACCGCGGCATAGCTCACCGGACCTGGGCCGCTGGCGCCGGGCATCGGCCGGTTGACCATTGCGCCGGACAGGTTGATCACACCGATCAGTTTCTGGGCGACGCCCACCGGCTGCCCGTCGGCGCCGGACACTTCGAAGCGATCGGCCTTCAGCACGCTGTCGTCGCTGGTGACTTTCCCTTCCAGATAGCCGCCAACCAGTGCCTCGCCGATGGTCGGCTGCACCAGCAGCGGCTGATTGAGGACAGCGGCAGCGAGCGAGGCCACCACAGGCGCACGGCTGCCGCGACCCAGCATACGGGCCAAGAGGCCAGGCTTACTCGTCATCGTCATTCCCTTCATCGTTGTTGGCGCCAGGGGCGCCGGGTTCGTCGTCCTGCCGGGCACCGGAGGCGTTCGTTCGCCTCGGGTCGCTGTCGTATCGCAGCCCGGCCGCGTCAGCGCGTTCGTTGTCCAGCGCCTGCTCCGCGTCGACCTGTTCGGGATCCTCGCCAGCGCCCAGCACGACCTTGCTGCGTGATTTGAAGCCCGCCCGTACGGCCTTGAGCTCGGACGTCACGTCCTGCACGGGGTGGCTCCAAGGCCAGCCCTCGGGCACCCACAGAGTTTCGGTCACGTCATCTCGCAGGGCTGCATAGCGCGGCACCTTCAGTAGACCTGACAGCACCGCCTGGTCGATAAAGGCATCTCGCACCCGCTGGCAGAACATCGGGATCATGAAGAGCCACTGATCCTGCTCGATCACCCTGCGGAATTCGTTGAGGATCAGGCGCAGCGCGCGGTCGGAGACGTTGCGCAGGTCGCCGGTGAGCACCTCGTAGGGCACGTCCTGGCTGGCACAGATCGCCAGCAGGTGCCCACGCAGAAACTCGGCATAGTCCGAGCCGGCGCTGGGTGGATTGGCAAACTCGATTTTTCGGCCCGGAGGCAACTCCTGCAGGGTGCCGGGCTCAAGGCCTCCGAGTGCCGTCCCATCCGCGTCCTCATCGGTGATCAGGTCTCCGACGGCATCGCCCTCTTCCCCATCCGCGTTGGCATCGGTGGTGATGAAGCCTGCGAACAGGTTGGCCAAGGCCTGGCGCTCCAGCACCGCATCATCGAGGCGGTCCAGGTTGAACATGCGTAGTAGGGCCGGCGCCGAGCCCGGGACGCCCCGCATCGCACCCGCACGGTTTGGCCGGTACAGGTGAAGCACCTGCTCTGCCGGCACGCGCACCAGCTCGTTGCCGTTGACGGTGAGCTGCAGGTCGCCGGGGTGCTCCCGGTACATCCAGTAAGCCACGCGGCGGCCGATGCTATCGATCTCGATGCCCTGCCGGATCACGTTGCCGTTGCTCGCCACGCCGTTGTAATGCTGCGGGCACTGCTCCGATTCGATCAGCTGCACCTGCAGCGGCACTGGCAAACCGTCCTCCGGCCGTCGATACCGGATGCGGGCGAACACCTCGCCGGCCTCCTTCCACTCGCGCCAGGCCAGCGCCTGCAGGCCTTCCCACACTAGAACGCCATCGGCATCAGCGTACTTGCCCCAGCGGGTCCACAACTTGGTGACCTTCTTCTTGTGCTCCTTCGTGCCCCAGATGGGCTTTGCCTGGATACCGGTGGCGATGCCGTTGGATACGCTCTTGTTGAGCGCGCTGACCATCCACGGGTCGTTTCGGGCCAGGTGCCGGGCCCGCGCCAGCAGCGTCGGCAGGCCCAATAGCGATGCGTTGGGCCCGAGCGACGTCGGCCGGAAGGTACGAAGGCGGCGGCCGTTGCCGGCGGCGCGGTAACTGCTCTCGGCGGTATCAAACATTGCCGGTCCCCGATTGGTAGAGGCGCACGATGCGACGACGACGCGGCGCACCTGCGGCTTGACCCAGCTCGTCGCGCATCTGCTTCAGCAGGCGGCGCATTTCCACCAGGCTCTGGTAAGTCACGGTGCGGTCGGCATATCGGACGCTCAGCACGCCGGCCGCGATCGCGGCCTCCAGTTGTTCCACTTGCTTGTTGGTGAATGCCATTTCAGCGTCCCAGGTACTTGCTTCGGATGACGCGGCGAGTGCGCGTACGCGGCATTGGCGCCGGCGCGATGTCGTCTGCCCTCACGTCAGGGTTGTCGTCCCACGGCGCGGCCCATGCCGGCGGCGCGGTCCAGTTGATGGCCGGAACCTTCAGCCACAGCGCCATGCCCTCGGCATAGCCGCACAGGTCGAACGCCTCATTGCGTCGCTTCGCCAGGTTCTCCCAACCCTTAGCGGTGCGCGATTCCGCCGTCAGCTCGGCGTAGAACGCCTCTGGCAGCCAGTCGGGGAAGTGGTAGTAGCCCGGCCCGGGCTCGGCCCGCTTCACGTTGGCGTCTACGGTGTCCTTGAGCCTGTCCACGTTGAGCAGCAGCTGCGGAACATCACCCTTCGACCCTGACTTGCGGTCACGGCGCTTGCTGCTGTCGGGGAAGGTCTCGCGGAACAACCCGCCCTCGCGGCGAGCATCGCCCTTGATCAGTCTGACCCTGGCGTGCAGCTTCCGGGCCTTGAGCGAACGCCAGAACTCCAGCGCGCGCACCGAGGTGCCCGACTTGCCGCCCCAGTCGATGCCCACGGCGTGGACTGGCATGCTGCGGCCGGTGCCATCGTCCAGCGGGTAGCGACGGCTGATGACCTTCTCGACCAGGCGTTCCCAGTCTTCGAGGTACTTCGGAGGGTCCAGCGGCAGGAAGCCGCCCGAGCCATCCTCGCGCTTGGACGTGCGCAGGGCGAAGGAATCCACCACCCAGCGCTCCAGCTGCCCGGATTCACCGATTCCGAAGCCCAGTACCAGCACGACGAAGCGGTTTGCCTGGACGTCGACCTCTCCCAGCAGGAAGCGCACCCCAGCGGGCACAGCACCAGCCGGCCAGACCTCGGCGCGCTCCTGCATCTCGTTCGGATCGCTGGCCGAGCGCGCCGCCATCGGCACGTAGTTGATCGCCCCGTCCACGTTGTGTGTGGTCTTCAGCGGGCGCTCTTCACCGGTGGTGGCGAAGGTGCGTAGCGCCTGGAGGTAGCGCTCGATCAGCGATTCCCAGGACTGGTAGGACGCGGCGACACCGCCGAGCCAGTAGCTGGCGATGCGCGCCTCCGGGCCTTCACCAGTGACCGTGCCGTCGGCGTGCACGAGCTGGCCCTCCGCAGCCCAAACGCCGCCGCGGTTCATCCCATCCTTCCACCGGTGCTGCAGCCCCACGCCGCAGTGCGGACAGTGCAGCAGCGAGTAGTGCCGCGCCATCTTCTGCACGTCGTCCAGCACCACCCGCTCGAGCAGTTCCTCCATCGGCGGCAGGGCGAATCCGTCATAGCCTGGCGCTGCCTGAAACCGCTCCCCGCACTCCGGGCAGGGCCAGTACCAGCGCCGGCGGTCACCGCGTGCATACAGCGCGGCGATACCGGCGGCCGGGGGGCCTTGGTGCGGGTGCAGCGGCTTCCACGCGCCGTCGGCGTAGTCCGTTGCCGGGCTCGACTCGGCCACCACCATGCCGGCGGACATGTAGGTCTGCGTGCGCTTCAGGCCCAGGCCGAAGCACTCGTCGATCGTCAGGTCGCCGGTGTAGTTGTCCACGTCCGTCATCAGGACGTCGTGGATGTCCTTGCCCGACAGCACCGACACCGACGGCCAGCCCATGCGCAGCGACATTCCCGACCGGAAGAACTTCAGCAGGATGTTGTCGTCGTGGGCACGCGGGCTCAGGCGGGAGCGTAGCTCCGGGCTGGCGGCGATGCTGCGGGCGATACGGGTCTTGCTGTAGTCCTCAGCGGCATCCTTGGACATCTGCACAACCATGGCGTCGGCCGGGTTGCAGGTGATCAGGTAGGCCAGACGCGCATCGATCAGCGAGATGGTCTTGCCCGACCGCGCCGGCCCTACGAACACCACGGCCTCGTAATGGCGGCTTCCGGTCGTATCCAGCGGCTCGACCATGTAGGGCGTGGTGTCCGGATCCCAGGATCCGGCGGCGCCGGCTGCATTGGCCACCTGCAGCACCCGTGCACCCTCGCTCACCCTGATGCGGCGCGGCGGCCGGATCATCTCGGCAACGCCTTGGCGCACGCTACGCGCTGTCGCGTACGTCGTCATCGGTGATGCCCTCGTACATGGATTGCCGGACGCGATCGCACTCGTCCTGGACCTTGACCACCTGCTCCGGCGTGAGCCCGGCCTTGCGCTCGAGCACGTCAGGCAGCGTGTCGAAGAACTGCACGACCTTCTTCACGAGCTCGGCGTAGTCGGCCTCGACCTCTGCGGCCGGCACCAGCTGCCCAATGGTCGACTCGACCTTCAGGCGCTCGTTCTCCGACTGGTAGTAGGCGCGTCGCTCCATCGGCGGCAGGTCGCGCGGATCGACCACGCCCTCCGCGCCAAACGCAGCGGCACCCGGATTCACCAGCGCCGGGGCTGCGTCGGATAAGCGATAGACGTCATGCCCGGCGCGCTTGGTCAGCGGCGGGACACCGGCCTCCTTCAGGCGCTTGCTGGCCGTTCGGCGGTCCATCCCAAACTCATCCGCCAGCCTGGCCACGGACCAGCCTTTGGTGAATTCGTGGATGTCGGCCATGTTCTACCCGATGCACAGCCTATTCAGGCCTGAAAACGCGGTTTCTCCCGGCAAAAACCGCCAAAAGTGTGGCCTGTGGTGGAGCACCCTAGAGGCCGAAATACTGTCTTTTACCGGGGTCCGAATTCCCCCCGGTGGCTGTGGATAAGCCCAGGGGCCCCGCCCCATTCAGCTTTCCGTGGATAACCTGTTGATATCCAGTCGATCCGTTCAGTTTCGCGTTTACGCGCACCGATGTGAAACACCATCGTGAAACATCAGTGGCAGCCACGCGCAGCGGCACCTAGTTCGCGATATCGGTGGTCGGCGTCGGCTTGCCCTGCACCTGGTCGACGGCATCGAGCTGCGCTTCGTACTGAAGGAGGCATCGCTTCCTTCCGTTGCTCACATCGAACACCTCCGATGGCTTCCCATCGCGCACCCAGCGACAGCGCTTGGTCAGCTCGGCATCGATGGGAACGTACGTGGCCACCGGCACTTTGAGCACGGTTGGCGCGGGTGCGTTGGGCTTGATGGGTGCGGCGTGACAGGCGGCCAGCAGCATGGCGAAGGCAAACACGATGGCGCGCATTTCAGTACCCCTTCAATGCTGGGCAGGCGGAATCGAGCAACTCCAGCGCTGCCTTGCAGGTGTCCGGCCTTTGCTCGTAACGGCCGCGCCAAGTAGATGCCTCCTTCTCAGAGGCTTCGATCTTGCCTGCCAGGCTCTGGAGTGCAGCCGCACTCTCAGCCTTCAAGGCTTCCAGTTTCTCTGCCTCTGCCCGGAGTGCGATTGCCACCTCAGCCAGCCGCTGATCACGAGTGTCCACGTCAGCCTGCAGCCGGGCAGCGTCCGCTTTCCAGTCAGCCTGGACCTTGATGACCTGGGCGTTCAGATCGCGGATCTTCTGCTCTTTCTCCCAAGCCGTCAGGCCGGACACCAAGCACCCGAAGGCAAGCACCGCACACACCAACTTGACCTTGCTGCCAGGTTTACCCAGCCAGCGCAGCGCGTCGGTAGCGGCGCCCACAACCAGCGCCCACAGCGCGTCCAGGAATCGAATCAGTACGCTCATGGCTTCTCGCCTCCGATGGCGCCGGTGGCTCTCTCCACCATGCGCACGTAGCCGGGCAGCAGCCGGCGGATCAGGACGCCGGACAGACCGGCCAGCGGCAGCTGTGGGGCGCCGGCCAATGCCGGCCAGATGGATGCGGCAACTGCGATGACCCATGCGGCCACGATGGCGTAGGCCACCACCGCCACTGCCAGCGCGGCCCATCGCGCAGCCGTCTGCAGGAATCGGTGGCCACGCCTGCGGTTGGAATCAGCGGCCACCCGCTCTGCGTCCTTCTCCGGCAGCAACAGAACGCCGATCAGTGCGCCAGCCATTGCCACCAGCAGCACGGACTGCGGCACGCCCAGGATGATTCGCTCGGCCTCGCGCAACGCGTCAGCCGTCGCCGGCGCCACCACCGCAGCGGTGAACGTCCCAACGAAGGTTTTCAGGGTACTCATCGGCTCGGTCACGGCGCCACTGCCCCGCCAGCCTTGCGGTAGGCAGCCATCAGCTTCTCCAGAGCGTGCTCCGGCTGGCCGTAGCCAGCGCCCGGCAGGCTCGCCCAGATGTTGCGCACGGCCTTGATGGCGTCGGTGATGCGGCCCGCCTGGATCAACGGAAGAGCGCGGCGTTCGCGGATCAGCTGGATGGCCCAAAGATCCTGCGAGAGCGGCCCGAAGTCCGGCAGCTTCAGCAGCGCGCGGTAGTGGGCATAGTCCTTCAGCATGAACTGGTAGCGACCAGATGCGTTGGAGGTCAGGCCCTTGCTGTTGATGGCCTTCGACTTCCGTCCGCGGGAGAACGGGTGCACCGAATAGTCGGTGAATATCTCCGGCACACGGTCGGCACCAGTTACGATCACGTCGTATCCCTGATTCTTCGTTGCCGGGCTGGTGCTGGTGCCCTCCGACCAGGCCAGCATGTCCAGAAAGGCAACGACGTTGGTGCCGCCTGCCTGTTGAGCGGTGATCTTGGCCATCAGAGGTTCCTGCAGAAAGGTGCCCGCCCCGCAGCCGGCTAGGCGCGAGGGTTGATCCGGTCGGGGAACGGGCATAGAGACCGCTGGGCCGAGGCCCAGCTACGTGGTGTAGATCAGCTCGGTGCGTGCCACCCCGGCACCGCCTCCGACCGTGTATCGAATTGGGACGCTGATCCGCTGGAAGCGATCGAACAGCGCGCGCATCTGTGGGTGATCGTTGATGGTGAGGATCGCCCTACCCTTCAACGCGCCCATCGCCGCGGCCAGCTGCTCGTACTCTTCGAGCGGGAATGCCTGGCCATAGCCGGTAGTCTGCCAATACGGCGGGTCCAAGAAGAACAGCGTCTCGGGCCGGTCGTACTTTTCAATGCAGCGCTGCCAGGGCAACTGCTCGATCACCACGCCATGCAGCCGCATGTGGGCATCGCTCAGATCCTGTTCCAACCGGAGCAGGTTGATGCGCTTCGCACCTGTCGGGCCCACCCCGAGCGTTTGGCCGTCCACCTTCCCGCCAAAGCTGAGCTTCTGCAGGAAATAGAACCGGGCCGCGCGCTGGATATCGGTCAGCGTGTCAACGTGCTGCAGCTGTGCCCACCGGTACATCTCACGACTGATCAGGGACCAGCGGAAGTGTTGAACGAACTCGTCCAGGTGGTTGGCCACAACGCGGTACAGCCGCACCAGCTCGCCGTGTGTGTCGTTGAGCACCTCGATCTTCGCCGGCGAGCGTTCGAACAGCATCGCAGCACTGCCGGCGAAGGCTTCGACGTAGCAGGTGTGTTCCCGCTCGTTGATGAGGGGCAGAAGTTGTTTCACCAGGCGCGTTTTACCGCCCGGCCAAGGAAATAGGGTCTTTGTGTTCAAGTCTCAGCTGTTGCGACATTCGTTAAGCAAACTGCACGCGCTCTCCGGAGAGCGGCAGGGCTTAGGCCAATGGCACGCGGCTGAAACGCGTGTACTGCGGCGGCGCCCCGGTGCTGGCAGGCATCGGGGCGTCGCTCTGTTTAATGTTGGGCTTCGTACCCCAGAAACGACGAACCGCAGGTCACTGGACCTCCCGAGTCCAGGCCTGCGGCCGTTGAGTGCGGGTTGATTGGAACCTCGCCCACGGTAGCTACTGTGGCCTAAGTCTGGTTCCCGCTGCAACTGCGGTAAGGTTCCTTACCGCAGTCGGGCGAATGCGGTAAGGTTCCTTACCGCAGTCGGGCGAATGCGGTAAGGTTCGCGGCGACTGCGGTAAGGTTGATTAACGCGTGTGCCTACGATGGACGGCCGAACAGCTCAGTCGCCATCGGAAATGTTGGACTTACGCAGCTCGGACCCGATAAGAGCAGCGACGTCCGTGACCGGAATGCGCTGACGAGCATTGAACGTATCTGCCTTTGGCCAAGACATGCCACGGCCGATCGCAAAGGCGGCGCGGTACTTACGCATCATGTCATTTGGATCATTCCTCAACTCTTCCATGAGCACTGGCACCGTCCACACGGATCTCTTGAACGGCCGACCGAGGCCCTCCTCGAGCTTATCTGCGACCTGGCCATAGGTCACGGTATCGCCAGCCAGGAAGACAATCTCATTGCGGATTGTCGGTTCGAAGAACACGATTTCAGCAGTCAGCACACCGATATCATCAGGCGTGGTGAGCGTAACGGCGTTGTCAAGGCCACCAAGAGCGTGGACTTCACTATTCTCTAGGTCCACAACCCCAAAAGTGGGCTCGAACAAGTAGCTCATGAACATTCCCGTGGAGATGATGACCCAATCGGTCTTGTCCTGCGATCGCAGCAATTCTCGGACATCAAGTTGGGCATCGAATATGTCCTGCGGACCACCGCGACCAATCGCTTCGAAGTCGACCCCGAACTGCCACGGGAAGTAGCGGGGTATGCCGGATTGGAGGGCAGCCTTGGCGAGCTTCATCGGCGTGCTGATGCCTGCGGCGTACCCCACACAACCGATCACGGTGTCGTAGCGAGAGAAGACGGACGCCAATTCGTCGATGGTGTCGTTGACCAGGTCACCCACTACAATCCCGATACCAGCTTGGCGGATCTCGGAAATGTCGAGCTGCTTTGACGGATCACCGGACTCGACCGCGCTCGCACGGAGCAATACGCTAATCCTTGCCCCGTCAATCCCCTTTGCCCGAAGCGCTAGATTGCGGAGTACTGGCATACCGAGCTCACCCGCGCCCAGCACCAGTATATTCCTCGACTTGGAAAGAGCTACTTCATTCATTGCTATCACTCACATGATTTGGCTTTCCAGTATGCTGGCACCTCTGAATGAAGCGCGAAAGATAGGTACACGCGTGATACCACCATCAAAAACAATGAGCCAAGAGGACATCCTCCAATACTCCCAGACCGTCTGTGATGGCCTTCGGGACGATGATGACGGGGTTCGACGAGAGGTGCTCGCTCATGCCGGCAATCGCTGGTCATTGGGGGTCATTCATACTCTTGGGGTTTATGGTCAACTCCGCCACGCGGACATCGGGCGGCGGATGCACGGCATAACGCAACGGATGCTGACTCGCACGCTTCGGCACTTGGAACGCGATGGTCTAGTTGTGCGCCACGACTTCAACGAGGTGGTGCCACATGTCGAATATGCCCTTTCAGATAATGGACTGGAGCTACTGGTTCGCATGATTCCTTTGTGGACTTGGATTGTGGAGAATGTCGACAGTTTCCGATCTGCAAGAGAAGCATTTGACCGGAACGACAGCGCTGATGTGCATAATCAACCTAGTTGAAATTTAGTTAAATACCCGGCCACTGAACTCCTTCCGCCCATCCTCCAGCGCCTGGCGCAGCGTTGCGGCAGCGATCCCGTACACACGCAGGTAGTCACCCTTCCGCATCTTGGCCGCCTTTGCCGCATCCTGTGCGGCGATCTTCCCTTCGGGCCACACCAGGTCGTTCACCGCATCCTGCAGCACCAACCTCATGCGCCAGCGGTCGGCCGGGTCATCCATTCGCAACGCAGGCTTTGCGCCGCTGCGCCGCTGCCACTGAATCTGTCGCATCACCCGCCGGGCCAGGGAGCGCCCCAGCGACGACAGGGATACCCCCTGCCCGCGTAGCGCCACCGCCAGCACGGCCTGCTTGGCCACCGAGTCACGCATCATGCCGACGGCACCGGCGATGTCGGCAGACGTCAGCGGCGGCAGGGTTGACCGGCCGTCCGATGGCTCACGGAAGCTCCCGCCTACCAGCATCCGGGCGATCAGCTCGAGCGGATCTCGCTCCAAGGTCGGCTCTGGCACCGGCACACGGCCATGCACCACCCTGACCGCCGCCGGCGCCGGCGCCGGCATATAGACGGGTCGGTTCGCCCAGGCCCTGTATGCGCGCTCCTCTGCATCTGCGCCAACATGCAGCTCTCCGCGAGCAGTGCAGCGCGCGCAAACCACCTGCGCGGTGCGGCGGCTGCCGGCGCTGCCCCGCGCGCGCATGCGCACGTCGTCGCTGCCGCAGTTGCCGCACGGGGTAAGGTCCACCGCTGGCTCGGCCACTGCCGACATCAGGCCACCTCGCAGTTGCTGACCCAGCGAGACCGGCCGTCCTGCCAGACCTCCCACAGGCTGCCGTCGACCTGGCACCTGATGGGGCCCTCCTTTCCTTCCAGATACAGGTGGTGGGTTGCCTCGTCCAGGCTGAGAAATTTGGGAATCATCGGGAGGTCTCCATGGTTGTAACGTTGGTTTTTTCCAGGGCCACGCCCTGCTGTTGAAGGAATTGCTGGGCCAGCGCGCGCAGCTGGTTCTCGCCTACGTCCAGCCGCTCCACCAGGTGTTCCCCGGGGCTGCGCACGCCCTCGATCTGCTCGCGCTTCACCCCGAGCACGTCCGACACGATCGGGTCGCTGCCGCTGTCGGAGAGCAGGAAGTACGCCATGACCGGCTCTGTCTGGCCGTCGCGGTGCACGCGGCCGATGCACTGCTCGTGGACGCCGGGCGACCAGTCCAGCTCGCCGAACACAACGGTGCTGCACACGTGCTGCAGCCCGTCGATGCCAGCTCCAGAGCGGAGGCTGATCAGCATCACCTGGCTGTCCCCGGCGATGAATGCCTCCTTCGCCGCCTGCTTCTGGGTGGGCGACTCGCTGCCGGTGTACATGACCGGGTTGTTCGCAGCCAGCTTCTCCTGCCAGATGCTGTAGACCTCCCGGTGCCACCCAAACAGCAACACCTTCTGGCCGCTCTCCAGCAGCAGCCTGACGAACTCGGCCACGTAGGGAGCCTTGGCCACGCCGGTCGCCTGCCGCAGCAGCCGGTCGAACTCGCCGGCGGCCTTCATCTTCTCGCCGCGGTACTGCTCGTTGGCCCGCAGGATGATCCGCGCCAGCGCGGCTGCATCACCGGTGATGGCGTCCAGCGCCTTGGCGTCGGCCTCCACCTCGTGCGGGATCTTCGACAGCGCCGGCAGCTCGCGGCCCACTTCCTTGCGGGTGCGGCGCAGCATGATCCCCTGCCGCCGCAGGTACTGGCCGAACTGCTCGGCGTCCTGGAGCTTGGCCTTCTCCCCGGGCGCGGAGATGCACCATTCCCGCAGGAACTCGTCATAGGTGCCCAGGCAGCCCGGCAGTAGAGGGTCGACCACATGGAAGAACTCGCACCCGTAGTTGTAGATAGGCGTGGCCGTCAGGCCCATGCGCAGCCGCGCACGGCTGGCCAGGTGGCGGCAGGCGCTGTGGATGCTGCTGTCCGGGCTGCGCAGCTGCTGGCATTCCTCGAACACCACGTACTGCGCAATCTCCCCCAGAGTCTCAGCCCAGCCCCGGAGCTTGTGATAGCTAACCAGGATGACGTCCGGCAGCGTGTCCCACAGATCCTTGATCCGCTGCTTCGGCTGGCGCACAAGCGGGTACGGCGCGCCCTTCCTGATGTGGTGCATGCGCAGCTGCGGCGCGAACTCGGCCAACTTCTCCGGCCAGTGGTTCGGCAGTGCCGCCGGGTACACCACCACTGCCGGCAGGTTGCCCGGCACGGCCATGGGGCAGATGCCGGTGACCGTCTTGCCAAGGCCAAGATCGTCGGCCAGCAGCAGGCCGCCACGGATGGAGAGCTGCGCGCCAGCGACGCGCTGGTACTCCCGAGGCGGCTTCGCCAGGGTGAACTCCGGAATCTGCACGCGGCCGGCCAGCAGCTCGCCCAGACTGCGCTCCATGTCCACATGCTCCGCGGCCAGCAGCTGCAGCGCGCGCTCGGTGTCGGCATCCATCGACAGCGGGTAGCGCTGCGTGAACCACTGCAGCTCCCGGCTGTTCTCTGGCGTGGCCGACAGGTCGATGTGCTCAGCGGCGTGCTGGCGCACACGGGGAAACACGCGCTTCATGCGTGCGCGCACCTGCGGCTCGCAGATCACCCGCCAGGTCCTGCCGGCGGCGCTGTACAGGAGGGTTCCATAGGTCGTCTGCATCACAGTGCCTGCCTCTTCAGGCGGATGATGTTGAAGGGCTTGCCCTGCCAGGCCGGCCGGGCCACGAGCGGGCGTTCGCCCCAGCGCTCGGTGGTGACCAACAGCACCCCGCGCACCTGCGGCAGGTTGATGTAGCGCCCGACCTGCCGGAGGGCATCGGCGAGCGAGCCGGCCACCTTCACCTCGATCACCAGGCCGTCCAGCCAGAAGTCAGCGCGGTTGCTGGCATCCAACCGATACTCGCGCACGTGCGCATGGCCTGCGTTGTCCAGGACGGTGGCCAGAACCTCGTGCAGCTTGATCTCCGACCCATAGCGGTAGCCGAAGCCCGCCAGCAGTCGGCCGATGCCCTTCAGCTGCAGCTGCTCTTCCATGGCGGTGCCCGGCTTGACCGGCGCCATCTCCCGGTGCGTGACGATTCCACCTGCCATCAGGGCACCTCCGGGCGAGCGGTGAGCATTGCGACGTAGCGCTCACGGTTGTCGGGCGAGTAGTAGCCTCGGCCCATGACTTCGTCCCACAGCTTGCGCATTTCGCGCAGCTGGGAGTGCTTCTGTTCTGGCGTCAGCATGCCGAACCCGTGGTAGATGAGCATCGCCATGCTCACCAGCAGCGCCTGGTCCGGTTCATCGGGCGGCGTGAGGGCGGCGGCGATGGCGTTGATCGCGGCCTGATCGTTCCTGTCGAGGTCAGCGCCGCAGCCAACGTGATGGGCGTCCTCGTGCAACCCAAGCTTTCGCAGCTCGTTGTCCAGAAGCTCCCTCGCCCGCGTCTCGATGGCGTCCATCAGCCCACCTCCGCAGCCAGCTGCAAACCGATAGCCGCGTCGGCCTGAGCCCAGGTCATCTGCCACCGGTCGATGCTCTCGGCCAGCCGCGACAGACCCTTCGCGGTCACCAGCACCTGCTCGTGTACGCGCTCCTGCTCACCGTCGGCGCGCTGGATGCACGCCTTGTGCACCAGCACGCCCTGCTGCAGGCGGTTCTGGTACGCCAGCCAGTTCTTGCTGCCTGCGCGGCGGTAGATCCAGCCGTGCTCGGACAGCCAGGCGAACAGCTGGCGCGGCTGGACCTGGAGCATCTTGGCGGCGGTGCTAATGTTGAAGGCACCGTCAGCCTGGGTCAGCCGCAGCAGCGCACGCACCTGCGGCTCCTGGTACTGCACGCGCGCCTCTAGGATCTCGGCCTTCTCGCTATACGACAGCAGCAACGCGCGGAGCGTCGCCGGATCGGTCAGCGCCTGCATCGGGTCAGGAGCGGGAGCGCCGGCCGCCAGCGCGTCATAGGCGCGGATCACCTGCAGGCTGAAGCTGGGGCTGATCCACATGGCATAGGCATAGACCAGCTCGCGCACCACGTAGCTACCGCCGTAGCGGCCGGCCACCGAGTGCACCGGGTAAATCCGGGAATCACCGGAGTTGACCAACTCGGCCACCAGTTCCTCGGTCTGCTTCAGGCGCTGCCAGTCGCTGGGCTGGTGGCGCTTCGCACCACCGGATGCCTGGTGCAGGTCGTTCAGGCAGAACCTGCCCAAGTCGTCGCGGCGCACAGTGACCCCGCCAATCATCATTGCGTTCAAGAGAACACCTCCGTTTTCCAGCCGCCGCCTGGGGCGCGCTGGACTGCCAGGAATCGAAACGGGTACATCTCGGCGGCCACCTTCACCTTCACGCGGGCGTCTTCCTCCCAGAAGCCCTTCACCTCGTGAGCCTCCAGGTCACCAGCGGCCGTCATCACGAAGAAGTCGATGGTGAGGTGGGTCTTGTCGGCCAACTTCAGCTTCACGGACTCGAACCGGAACCATGCGATCTCGCCGGCGGCAAGCTGCAGCGCCAGATGCGCGGCATAGGCTTCTTCGGTCTTGTTCATCTCCCCAGGCACGTGCCGCGGCCTGCCGCGTGCCACCTTGCCGGCGGCGTTTCCACTGCCAGAGGGCTGAACAGCAGACGGCGGGCGGTAGGCGCGCGGCGCGGCCGGTGTAGGCCCGGCTGCCGGCGCACCGGCCTGTACGAGGCGGCGCATGCCTTCCGGCATGTCCTGCACGGTTGCGTACCGCAGGGAACGGCTGGATGTCTTCTTCGGCGGCATCAGGCAGATGCCTCCATAGCGCTCCACACGCGCATTGCTCGCTGCCGGAATGCGTCGAACTCCTGCCGAGCGCGTTGCTGCGCAGCCTGGTGCTCGCGGTCCATCTGCTCGAGCATGCAGTCGAATTCGACGTTGAGCAGTGCCATCAGCTGTTCCATGGACAACCCGCCGCGCGTGCGCTGCCCCGATGGTGGCGCGAGCATTGGCATGGCCAACTGCTGCTGCCCCGAAGGCGGCGCCGGCGCCCGCTCTACGCGGCCGGCCTCAGTCGCAGCCCACGTCGCCACCGGCCGCCCATCGCGGCCGCTGTCGCGGTTCTCGCACCTGCGCACCAGGCCATCACCGTCCAGCTCTCGCAGAAGGCCAGCCACGGCGGCCGTGCTCAGCAGCATCACCTCGCGCGGCGCGCCTGACTCGAGCGCGGCGTTGCCCATCAGCTCCAGGGCCTCCGCTGCAGTGCTCTCGCCGTGGATGCCCAAGCAGAACAGCAGCAGCTGCCGCTGGTAGGCGCGAATCTCAGCCGGCTCCATGCGCGCCTCCGAAACCCAGATCCGCCGCGGCCTGCGCCATGGCGCTTCGCGCGGCGTCGCGGTTGCGCACCACGTGCAGCTCTGGCCTGGGTGCAGGCAATGCAGCCATCGCCTCGGGCACGGCACCGCCGTCCATGACGTGCTTCACCGCCCTCTCGTAAGCGTTGGCCAACATGCGCTGCTGCTGCGCGCCGCTCTCGGCCGTGGCGTAGGCATGCAGGTCCAGATGCGATCGCACCAGCACGGTGAACCCGCTATGTGCCTGGCCGGGCCGCATCTGTCCGTCGACCTCTGCCAACGACGGCACGCCCAGGCACATGGCTCGGAATTGCCCGGGGTTCGGCGGCCACTGCAGCGCACTGCGCAGGCAGTTGCCCATACCGTCGGCCACCTGTCGCGGGGTGATTCCGACCAGCACCTGGAACCACAGTTCTCCGGCGGTGGTCAGGCCGCCTGCGTTGTTCACCGGAGCCGAGCCGTTCTCGCGCACCCACTTCCCGGGAAACATGCCGGCCATCCGTTCCCACACCGTCCACAGCATGCTCACCGCGCGCTGGTCCGGCTCAGTGGTGGACGGGCTCGAACTCGACGTCGATGACATCGCCGCCTGTTCCGCCAAAGCCGCCAACTGCCGCGCGCTGCTCGAATTTTCGCCGCTGCTCTGCGACGTGGTCGGCAGAACCTTGCTGAGGGTTTGCATTGGTGCCTCCGGTGGTATTAGGGATTGCTGGCATTGCGCCAGCCGCATGGCGGTTGCGGGCGGTCTTGATTGCCCAAGGGAACGGGTTCGTGACCGGTGGCGATCGCGCCAGCCCCTCAGCGACCGTGTGCCCCAGCGTCTCCGGCGTCACGCCCTCCTTCAGGGCGGCCAGCAGGTCTGGGTGGCTCGGGTTGGTGGAATGGCATCCAGCCTTGCGCATCAGCAAGCACGCACGCCCCGCGTCGGTCACGCCTCCCAGAGATCCTTGAGTGAGATGTGATGTATCTGGAGTAGTAATGGGGTCTGGGGTCTGGGTACCCGTGTTCACACCTGTGTTCACACCACCTGTCACACGTGACTCTGCGTGACATGTCACGCGTGACAACTGGTCGAGTGTCACGCGCTCGTCGCCCGTAACATGCGTGACGTGGAGCGCCTTCAGCTGTGCCATCGTGACCATGCCTCCCGGCACTACGCCGACAGCGCGCAGATCTTCGAACAGCATGGTTCTGCGTGCTCGGGTGCGTGCCTGGCGCTCGGTTTCATTGCTCTTTCGTGCATCGCGGCGGCCTTGGCCCTCCGCAATTCGGCCTTGCGCCTTGGCGATTTGCTCATCGCAGCGCTTGCTGTGCCGCAATCCGTCTTCTGCCACGGGGAAGTAGCGCTCGGCGACCTTCTTGACCGCGGCCTTGTCCGCCGCAGTGATTGCGCCGGCGATGATGTAAAGCTCGGCCAGGCTCTCTGGCAGCGCCTGCTCTTCCGAGTAGTACGCCAGCATCAGCTTGAAGTAAACGCCGTGGTCGGTCAGGGACAGTCGGGTCGTGTCCTTGAGGTAGTCGCCCGGATACATCTCGAAGTAGATCATCAGGGTTCACCGGCACCGTGTTTGCCGCGTGCCGCAGGACCGGGGCTACCAATCCTGGTCAACTCATGCTCGTTGGGTGGCAGCGTCTCCAGCCGATATGTCTCACCCAGGCTGTTGCGCCAGCGGTACGCCGTGGCGCGGCTCACGCCGAAGTGCCGGACAATGGCCTCGACGGTTGGGAAATCGCTGAGCTCGACTGCCCAGCGCATGAACTCCATGACGATCCTGGTGGTGTTGTAGCCGGCTAGAGCGTGCTGCGGCGCGCTTCGCCGCGGCTTCTTTACAGACATCGCGGCGGCTACCGGAGCTACGGCCGGCTCTCGCTCGGCCGGAGCGGCGCGGAGCGCAGGGCCACAGGGCAGACCGAGGGTCGGACTGATGTTCATCGTGTCGCCCCCGCATGACCCGATACGGGAACCTCACGCCCCATCGCGGTGCTCAGCTGCCGCAGGCCGGGAAGCCGCCGCCTGGCGGCCGCCGGGTCGTTGAGGTCCTGCAGCGCGAGCTGCCAGCGATATGCCGTCGCGCGCGAGAGGCCGAATCGCTTCTGAAGCGCATCGACGCGTACCGGCTGCGGCTGCTCTTTTGCCCAGAGGACTACATCCACCATCGGCAGAAGCGGCACCACACTCTCGGGGATGCGACGGCCGGCACTGTCGAATTCGCTGACCACGGCGATTGCCCAGCTCACCATTGCACCGCCGCTCATCGCTGCGCACCCTGCACCGCTCGCGGCGCCAGATCCTGCAGGTGACCCGACACGTAGCGCTTGGCCGTCACCAGTTCTGCCTCGAGCTGACCGATCTCGTCCAACGCGCGGCGCAGCTCAGGTATGTCCTTCGGGCAGATCCGGCCGTCGGCCAGGACGTTGGTGATCGCTTCGAGCGTATGACCGAACTCCACCGACAGGCGGGCCACAGCCAGTACGCCGGCATGCGGCTCCATCATCGGGATACGGGCACCGAGAAAGCCGTAGCGCTGGGCCAGCTCACGCGAGCATGCGTCGCGCCAGTGCGGCGGAAGCGCACGGACCCACGATTCTTCGAGGTCCACTGGCATCTTCACCGTGCCGTTGCGGATCCGGCCGACGATCTGGGCGTTTGCCTTCAGCGCGCGCTCGGTGCTGTCGGCATCTTCGCCGATGTGGAACTGCAGAATGCGCTCACCAGGCGCGACGTCGGCCATGTACTGCTCGGCGATCGCCTGGGCCAGGCTGCTGTCGGTGTGGCCGCTGTTGCGAATGGCGTCGGTCGTGTGCCGGAACACCACCGCGGAGCGCGGCTCGTGGTACTGAGGATCAGGCTTCATTTACGCACCTCGGGAGGCGATGCAAAGTGGTCGCCATGGACAGGACGACCGAAATTCAGGGGTTTGGTGGCTTGTGGATCGCGGCTCAGCGGTTTGGTGGGATCGCGGTCACGCCGCGTCGACCGGCACGATCCGATCAGCGTCCGGGTCGGTCTCCGAGCAGGGGAGTTCGCCGAAGATGTCAGGCCTTAATTCATGCCTCGAGACTTGGGTCATCGCCTCGATCGACAGGATGTGATGCGCGGCAACCGGGCGACGGCCTGTGCGCCATTGCGAAACCAACGCGGGGTGAACCTTGAGCAGGCGCGCTAGTGCGCCCTGCCCTCCTACCGCGTCGATGGCCTTTTGGATCGGTACCACGGGGTGGCTGGGCTCGTTCATGCGCCAAACATAGCAGTGCTATTTATCCATGTAAATAGCAACGCTGTTCGTCTTCCTGAACACCTTCAAATAGCATCGCTATATGCCTAGGCCAGCCAACCCCAAGACCGCTGAGGGCCGCGCAATCGCGGAGGCCATCACCCGCTCCGGCCTGACCCAGGCGCTGGTTGCGGAGCGACTGGAGGTCACCCCCAGCTTCATTTCTCAATTTTCGACTGGCTTGCGACCAGTGCCCTGGGACAAGGCAGAGGCTTTAGCCGATGTTCTCGGGCTACAGCCCCAGGAAGTAAGCGCTGAGTACGCTCGCCTGATGGATAGTTTCGGCACGTCTCAGGTTGCGAGACTTAACGCCGATATCGTCGTGGCCGCCATCGCTGTGGTGCGTAAGGCTCTAGATCTGGCCACAGGCGAGACATTTGATGTCGAGCAATCGCCCGATCTGTTCGCCCAGGCGCTGCGCGTTGCACTTGCTGCGGATCTGAGGAAACAGGGGAAGCGTACAGATGGATCTCGATCAGGAGATGGACAAGCTAGCTCAGCTGATCGCGCTGCGCGCGCAGCGGAAGATGGGCGAGAAGCCCAAGCTCACGGTGGTCGGAAGCGTAAAGCCGGTTGAGCTGCCAGCTACAGCACCTGATGGAGCTAGTAGGAAGATCACGCACCCGGCGGGCCGCATGGACGTCGTACTTCGTGAATCACACTGCCGCATGATCCGGCACTTTCAAAGGCGTTGGGGCGCTCCCATGCAGCTCTTGATCGATCAGGCTTGTTTCGGTTACATCGGGATCGAACAGCTTCCGGACGATGATCTGATCCAGCTGCATAAGGACTTGGAGCGCGCCGAAGATTGCATGCGGGACGGCGTCAGCTTTGAAGATGCCGGCTTGCTCCGCAGCCGCTATGGATGAGGGCATGACCCAATGAAGAAGTACTTGTCTGCCGCTGGGATAGTGGTGCTGGCCCTTTGTGGGTGCGTAAACGCAAGCAATCCTAGCAACGATCCAGCGCGCGCAGCCGCTGCCCGCGCTTCTGCATCGGCAGCTGAGGCTGCGACAAAAGCTCAAGAGGCTATCGACACGCTCGGGGGGTCAACGGCCGAACTGTGCGAAGGCGAGTCCACTGCTGCCGAGCGCATCATGAAGGCAAGGCAGATGGGCACCCCAATGGCGACAGTCATGGCGACGGCGACGAAGTATGGTGAGCCGTACGTTGGCTTCGTCCACAAAGCATATGAACTTCCTCGCTTGACCAGTGATGCCGCCAAAGACGTGGTCACGGGAGAGTTTAGAGACGCTGCATACAGTGACTGCCTCAAGCGTTGGGAATTCTGATTTCTTAACGGATTCAGAAATTCCTTGAAGCAAACACGGCTCGTAAACAGCATCGCTATTGTAAAGGTTAGATAGCAGCGCTATTGTTCCGTCATCGGCAGCCGCCGGAACGGAGACCTAGCCATGCCCCTGACCCTCAGCACCAAGCGCACCGCCCGCGTCGGTCTGGCCGCCCTGAGGCCTTGGTGGCTGATTTTCCCGCCGGTACTACGCCGCTGGCTCCGTCTTTGCAGCCTCGAGCTGCATGTAGAGCTCACGCAGGCCGGTGCAGCTAACCTTGATGCAGCGGCCATCCTCGGTCTCGGCCACGATCGTGATCGGCTTGAGCACCGCTACTTCATTGAGTGTGGCGCCGTGCACCGGGCCGATTGCCCGCTTCTTGCCAGGATTGAGCAGGAGCGGAAAACCTGGGTGCCCGTTCTTGTCCGTGAGCCCTTCCGACCGCGTCTGAAGTTTCACACCTCCGGCCAAGCTCACCTTTTCGATCGACACGGGTATGCGCCCGGTGTTTACGAGATCGACAAAGAGCTCGAGCGCGCCGTTCTTACCCATCTGCAAGCGCGGAATGACCTTCCAGCGGACGGCCCCACGGCGGTAGGCGATCACGGTGTTGATCACACCAAGGACCGCGCCGAGCAGCGCGATGGCGAACGTCACGTAGCCCATCCAACCAACAGCTCCCATCCCTCTGCCCCCTAAGAGTCCTTGGCGCAGAGCATAGCGCCCTGTGCCTTTCCCGAACCGGAGAGAGTTCATGCCCCTGACCCTAAGCACCAATCGCACCGCCCGCGTCGGCCTGGCCGCCCTGGCGTGCTTCACCGCCCTGGGCGTGATTGCCTGGGCCACGCCAACCGATGCACCCGCTGCGGCTACCGACAACACGCCGGACGGGCTGGTGATCACCAGCCCCCGCATCTGCGCCGCACTGGCTGTGTATGAGTTGGCCACCGGGGACGATTGGGCACTGCGTGCCACCGTCGCCAACACGACCCTCAATGCCTTCCGTGATGCGGAGCGGGTGCCCGACTGTGCGGCAGGCGTCACTGCGGCGCTGACGCAGAACTTCGAGCCGGCGCGCTGGCAGCTTTCCCTCGACGCGGCCGATGCCGTCCTGAGCGGCTCCTATGAGATTTCCCCGGCGGCATGCGTCCGGGCCAATGCGGTTGTCCCCCTGTCGACCGCAGACGGCAAAGAGCCGAGCACCTCCCCGGTGCTGGCCCGGGCGCAATGCGTCATGCACGAACTGGCCTTTGTGGAGGTGGCGCCGTGATCACCGGCCTGCGTACTGAACCGCGCGCCGCGATGATCGGCGCACAGCGCCTGCCACTGAGCCCCACCGAATCGAAAGTGCTGCAGCTGATCATCAACGCGGGTGACACCCCGATCAGCCGCTCCGCGCTGGAAGAGAGCCTTTATGGCGTGACCGGCCGTAAATCGAACACCGTCGAGGTGACCATTTGCCGCCTACGCCAGAAGCTGGCGCAGCACGGCTACCACATCAATGCGACGCGCAGCCGCGGCTACACGATCAGCCAGGCCGGTGCAGCATGATCGCCGCCATCACCTACCCCCTCGCCCAGCGCGCCGCCGTCGCCGCCAAGGCAGCTGCTACGGCCGCCACTGGTATGGGCTTCGCCCCGAACCTGGTCGCCGCAGCCGCTGACGTTGCCGCGCGCGCGGTGCTTGAGCGCCGCGCCAGCGCCGGCCGAGCCATCGCTGATGTGCGCAAGAATCTCCGCCGCATGCTGCGGGCACAAGGCGGTGCTGCATGAGGGCTCCCGCAATCAAACTCCCGGCCCCTGACCTGACGCCGGACCAGCGCGCGGCCTTGGAGCGCGCGAAGCGCCCGCGCCGCCATCCCTACCGCGTCTATTGCACGCACCAGTCGAGCGCTCAGCGTCAGCGCGAGGCGGAAGAGCAGCGCCAGCGCGTCGCGCCGAACCTGCACAGGTTGGTGCGCTGATGGACGGCCTGCATCCGATCGGCGGCGGCCTGGACGCGGTGATCGTCAGCACGGCCACACCAACGCCCGAAGAGAGGCTGCAGCGGTACGCGGCGGCAGTTGCTGCCCACCCGTGTCGCTGGTTCTCGCTCCGCGTGCAGTTCGGCCAGACCCTGCAGCGCTCGCTCAAGAACGGCATCCGGGTTGGCTACGCATCGTGGCAACGGCAGATGCCGGCGCTCTGGCCGCGCATACAACTTCGCTGACGTTCCGCCGGCGGCTCCATGGACCACCGCAACCAGCTCGACATCTTCGACCACGACACCGCCCGCATGGCAGCGGCAAACCGCACCGCCGCCGAGCGCGCACTGACCGACGCGCAGTTCACCGCCGCCTTCCGCCAGGAACGACACGACTACTACGTGGGCGAAGCCGAACGCTGGGAACACCTCGCCGCGCACAGCGCGCGCTCCACCAACAGCAAGGACATGCAGGCATGAGCAACGACAAGACAACCCTGGCGGACGTGCAGCCCGGTGGGAGGGTGAGGCTTGGAGATCAGGCCCTCAGCACCAGCGAAGGTGCGCGCCGGTACGTCGCCGACTACTTCGCCACGCAGCTGAGCCGCCACGACTTCGGCGACTACATCTTGACCGACCTGGCCGCCGACTTCGCATGTGCGCTGGCTCAGCACCTCTCCGCCCAGCCCTCCCCGGGTGGTCAAGATGCGCTGACGGAGCAGCAGATTTACGACCGCTTCGGGTTCTTGGAAGGGCTGGTAACCGAAGCCACCTACCGACGCATTGCAAACGAAGCATCTAGCATCCAGCAAATGGCCCTCGCCGCACGCCAGCCGGTGGGGGAGCCGGTGGCGTTCGACTACCCCAAGTTCAACGCGGTAGGCATGTGCTGCGTCCTTGAAGATCGGGGCGTGCATTTCCTCATAGACGCCGCGCAATACGGCTTCGATGAAGCGCTGGATCAGATGAAGGCCATCCTCAAATCCATCGGCCCGCTCTACGCCGCCCCGCCAGCGCAGGCCGTGTCGCAGGACTGGCAGCACATCGCAAACGAATGGGCCGATGCAGCGACCAACGGTGTGCAGTGGCTGCGCAATATCCGCGATGGCGCTTCGACCGTAGCCGACGCGCTGGCGTGCATGGAAAGCAATGTCGAACGCATCCAGCAGTTGAAGCCGCCCGCGCAGGCCGTGGACCTGGGGCAATTCCGGCCAGCCGTCTGTGCGATGGGCCTGTATGCCGAGGAACCGGAGGATGTTGACGAAGCCAAGCGCCTACTGGCCCTGATCGACAGCCAGGCGGTGGGCAAATGATCGGCACTGCGGCCAAGGCAATGGCTGATGCACAGAGGGCTGCCGACCGAGCTCACCACGAGCAGCGGGTGGCATGGCTGGAATCTGAGTCGCCCATGTGGGCGGACGGCGAAAGGGTGTCGTCCTGGGAACGCAACGAGATGCTGATCTCGAGCCGCAACTACCTGAAGACCGGCGACGGATTCAATCATTGCCACTGCGAACCCCGCTGCAATGTGTCGGAGCCTACCAATGGCTGACCAGCTGCTCACCGCTGCAATGGTCCACGTGTTCGCCCTGGCCGGGTTCCTGGCCGGCATCGCCACCCTGTGGGCGATCAGCCGCGCATGCCGCGCCGCGCGCAAGGGGCTGCGCTGGTGCTGGCGGAGGGTGGCCGCATGATCCACGTCGGAGACTGCCTCGAAGTGATGCGCGGGATGGCCGACAACTCGGTCGACGCCATCGTGACCGATCCACCCTACGGCCTGTCGTTCATGGGCAAGCGCTGGGATTACGACGTGCCCAGCACCGAGATATGGGCCGAGTGCCTGCGCGTGTTGAAGCCTGGCGGCCACCTGCTGGCCTTCGCCGGTACCCGCACGCAGCACCGCATGGCCGTGCGCATCGAGGACGCCGGCTTCGAGATCCGCGACATGATCGCGTGGGTCTACGGCAGCGGCTTCCCGAAGTCGCACAACGGCCCCTGGGGCGGTACTGCGCTGAAGCCCGCGCTCGAACCGATCACGGTCGCCCGCAAGCCGCTGGTCGGCACGGTTGCCGCTACCTGGCAGCAGCACGGCACGGGCGGCCTGCACGTGGATCAATGCCGGATAGATGCAGGCGGCGACGCCCTTGGCGGCGGTCGCATAAGCTCAACAGCTGATGGATGGGACCGGCCTTGGAAGCATGATCCGGATGCACTCTCAGCTGCCCATGCTCGTGGAGAGCAAAGCGTTGCCAAGGCTGAAGAGCTTGGCCGCTGGCCTGCCAATCTGATCCATGACGGCAGCGCGGAGGTTCTCGCCGCCTTTCCTGCAGCGCCTGGGCAGAAGGCCACCCTCAGCAACGACAAAGGGAGTGCCAGATTCTCGACCGTCTATGAGGGCGGCCCGTTGCCCCGAAATGGCGAAGCCAGCCGGAACAGCGCGAATGAAGGAGCCGTTGGTTTCAAAATGCGGCCAGGTGCTCGCCGTATCGATGCCGGCAGTGCGGCGAGGTTCTTCTACTGCGCCAAAGCCAGCCGTGAAGACCGCAACGACGGCCTAGATGCTGGCCCGGATCCTACGGTCTCCGCTGGCGCGACGATGCGCGATCGCGAGACTGCCGACTGGCGGGCGCGGAACGGGAACCACCACCCGACCGTCAAGCCGACCGATCTCATGCGCTACCTGTGCCGCTTGGTGACCCCTGCCGGCGGCCTGGTGCTGGATCCTTTCATGGGAAGCGGCAGCACCGGCAAGGCCGCAGTACTCGAAGGCTTCCAGTTCGTCGGCATCGAGCAGGATCCCGTCTACGCCGCGATCGCCGAGGCGCGCATCCGGGTCGCCCAACCTGGCCTTTCGTTTGGAGACGTCGCATGAGCCCAGGACGCAACGCCGCATCTATCCGCGCTGCTCTTCGCGGCCCGGCGCCCGCGCACGTAACAGCGCGCGACATAATCCGCCGCCACTGCCGGGAGCACGGCAAGCAGCTTGCCTGCCTTGCGCCCGCCTGGGGCTGCCAAGTGTTCAGCGTTTGGCGCGCATTCGGCCGGACGTCCCGCCCCCTGCAGCCGCATCAGGTCGAGGGCGCGATCACAACGCTGCAGCTGGACGAGTTCGATGCGAACGAGCTACGGCTGCGTGCTGCTCGTGAAGCAGGGTGGCACATCGATCCCAAGATGCTGCTCGAGGGCGGAGCATGAGCGGCGATGTCTCGACCATCAGCAAAGCACCGCCGCCGACTGCGAGTGACGCCGTGCGCGAGATGCGAGCAGCAGGCCGCTCCGGTCGTGCGGTGCCGGCCGATCAGGTGAATCGATGGGCCACCACGCTGATGCGTCTGTTCGGTCAGCAGCGGGCCGTCAGGCTCGAGCAATGGGGCGGATCGTTCTGGTATCAGATCGATGAAAGGCAGTGGTACCGAGCCCTTGCAGCTGGCGAACAGGTCCGGGCTCTTTATACCCAGCCGTTGCTCCACGAGGTCCGCAAGGCTGGGGAAAATCGGGATCACATCTGGTCGGCGGACCGAACCCACTGCACCGTTTGTAACGACCCCTTCGATTGGGCCGATCCGTACTGCAACCCACCCAAGCCACCGGCGCCGATCGCGCTGAAACCCCAGCCGTTCAATCCGTCCTGGGTTCTCCCGCTGCTCGACCGACTGGAGCAAGCGTTGAAACGTGAAGGCAAGCGGGAAAGGGACGAGTGGGGTTTCCGAATTGCGCAGATGCGTAAGTCAATCGATGAGCATACGAAGGAGAAATCACATTGACCGTTGAGCACATCAAGGCCGCCGCGGGCGAGCGGTCGCCACTGATCCACCAGCAGCGCGCGGCCATAGCGGTTGCAGCAGCGCTCGAAACCGCCCTGACCAGCACGCGCCCCGCCAGCGGCGGCGGCCGCGCATTGACCTTCACATTTGCCGGTGAGCCGCAGCTGCAGGCCGCGTGCGATGCCTGGCGCGCATATACCCTCGCCACCATCGACACGCAGGCGTCGCTGGCGGAGACGGCGACCCAGCGGCTGACGGCCCAGATCGGCCTCGCCCTTTTCGATGACCCCACCATGGACCTGACACAGATCGCAAACCTTGTGTCCACGGCGCGGTCGGATTCGCACACTGCGCTGCTGTTGGCGCCCACCACTGAAGTAACGGAGGCCCGAGATGGGCGCAGCTGAGAATATCCCCGAAGTCCTGCTGAAGCTCGAGCAGGTCGAAGCCCAGACCGGAATGAAGAAGAGCTATATCTACCGCGAGATGAGCAAAGGCAACTTCCCCACTGCTTTGAAAATTGGCGCAGGGAGCCGGTGGTGTCAAAGTGAGGTCCAGAAGTGGATCTTGGGGAAAAAGGAGGCAGGAACCAGTAGATCAGACGACTGTCAGGCTTCTAATCTCAGCCAAGAGACTCACGCTCAAGTTCTTGCGTGAACTGCTGGAACTTTTCCCAAATCTTTGGATTAGCCGACTTCGTCCTCATGGCATCAATTAGCGCACGCGAATGCCGGAAACCGTCGATCATGATCTTTCGCCATGCGTCTACGATCATATCCCGACAATAAATATCTCGCTCAACGCAGATAGCCACATTTTCAAAGTGGTTAAGAAGGTAGAGGATATCGTTTCGGTCGGACAAGGTTTCTACGCAGCGCTTATCGTAATCCGCGTCAATCTCGTCGACTGCTCTTGGAGGCTTGTAGTCCATGCTTACTAGATCTCTGATGTTTACACCAGAGCTATTGTAGTAACGGTCGACAGTACGGCAGCCTCGCTGTAGCTTTTCATCTCCCCGGCTTTCAAGAAGAAGACGAGCGGTCTCTTTACGCTTCGCGATCAACCTTGATTCGCGAAGCGAATCATCTTGCCCCGACTTCGAAGCATCAATCTGTTGCTTGACGGCAAGAAGCTGGGACTTGATCCCGTCCTCGGCGATCCTGAGCTGACGCAGGGCTACAAATACGCCTACAAGCAAAACGATACTGTTAAATCCTGGTGAGTTCAGCACTTCCGCCGCAAACGACAACAT